TTAGGTGTACCTGCTATCAAACACTTCTTTCCTTTTGCAGATAGTGTAGGTAGAATAGATTTATTAAAGGCATCATCACTTACATCTTGTGCCTCATCAATAAAACAATAATCTATACTTAACCCTCGTATTGTTTCTGGCTTCTCTGCAGAACGAAAGTATATCCTTGTTCCATTTATTAAGGTTATAATCTTTTCACTCTTATTAGCTTCTTTAGTTATAGGTGTATATTCTATTGCATCTAATATTTGTGATAGAACCTTTACCGCCATTGAGTAATAGGGAGATACCCAAAGTAAAGTACTCTTAGGTTTGTTTATACCATAGTATAATAGCATGTTGATAAGAAGGAGAGTCTTACCTATCTGTCTACCACATACCATAACATAAAACATATCATCTTTACCGAGGATATCATCTATTATTCCTTTTTGAAATTTGTATGGTTTAAATCCCTTATATTGCATTAATTGAAATCAAAAGTTATACTACCTGTAGTCTGTTGTTGTATCTCTTGTCTTTCTACATAACCTCTATGTTTACCTTTTGTTTTAAGATAAAAGATTTGACCTGTAATGTTTCCTTTTTCTATTTGTTTAAAAAGAGCTCCTTCTACAAAATCTAATGTAGAATCTTGTATTTCATCTACTTCTTTTTTAAAACCTTCATCACTATTACACCATTTGTAGAATTGTGTTCTTCCTATCTTTGCCTTCTTACAAGCAGAGGTTACTACCCCATGAGTTTCTTCTAAACACTTTAAAACTCTCTTCTGTGCCGTGGTTCTCCTTTTAGTCCGTTCGGTTTGTTTCTTCTTTTTCATTTCCTTTTTCTTATTGTATCACCTCTATGTTGTACATCGTTCTCTTCTAAGAACTCGTTAAATGCCTTCCTTACAGATGGATATTGTAAATCATCAACTATAATCTTACCTCCTTCTGCTAGTACTTCAAGAGATAACTCTAAATCCTTTTTAGCTCCTTCATAGGAATGGTCACCATCTACATATATAACATCGTATTTGTGTACTAGTGTTGGTACTACATCTCTTGATGAGCCTCTTATAATACTAGCTCTATCTTGGAACTTACTAAGTTTCTTTAATACCGATTTATACACCTCATCCCATTTCTCTTGTGTATCCCAATTAGTTATTTTATTCTTTTCATGTTCCATGGTAGTATCATACTTCCATTGGTCTATACCTGTATAATATATATCTTTATCTCTTAGAACTTGTTCTGCGTGTTCACCAAGGGCTACACCTATCTCTAAATACTTTATCATTTCTTTTTTCTTACTTTAGATTTCTTAACTGGTTTAACTGGTACTGATTTAGCTTTCTTTTTCTTTTTTACCGCCTTTGCTAGTTTATCTGTATCTACTTTAATAGGTTGTGTTTGTACTAAAGGAATATCAATAGGTTCGATATAACTATCTGGTATTAATTGTTTCATCTTAGCTGAAGTTTTGGTTTGTTCACTCCAATCTATTGTGTTAATAAAGTTATCTACCTTCTTATGTGTATCTCTATCTAAACAACCACAAGTTTTAACATTTCTACCATCAGAAGAGAACATAGAATATATCTCATACATATATGCTCTTTGTTGTCCCTTCATTTGTTTACCTCTATGGTATTCAATGTAGTGTAGTACACTAGCTTCTTGTTGTAACGTTAATTTTGTTTTTTTACTCATCTTTGTAATTTTTGCATGTTAATTTATTTAAATATATTCTTCTTTCTTCACAACCACATGATTCATAACCGAACCACTTAACTGCTACTATATAGGCCCAATAATGACCATTACCAAATGTGATTTTGTCAATTATCCATTCAACTCTATCACCTAATCTTATTTTACAACCAAATTTCATCATCTTTGTCTTTTAATCTTAAATCTGCTTTCATCCATTTATCATTTATAGATTCATCAAATATAACTGATTCTCCTTTAGAAGTGTAATATAAATTTTTTACAATTCTTCTTATATGTTGTTTACTACAATTCCATTTCTCAGCTACTTTTCTCATTGATTTTAAAACCTTAAAATCTTCAAGTATATCATCTCTATGTCCTCTTAAGTATCTTCTACCAGATTCTTTACTTAATCTGTGAGCATACTTTACCATGTTTTCTCTTCTTGTAATAACTTGTATATTATCTATACTATTATTATGAGGGTTACCATCAATATGGTCTATCTCTTTACCTTGAGGTATATCACCAACAAAAGTTTGATATACTAATCTATGTACATAAAGTAATCTACCTTTAGGTTTAAATTTATTAAACAATCTTACTTGAAGGTATTTCTTTTTACTTTGTGATGCCTTCTGTGGTTTTAACTTTAAAGGTTTATCTCTTTTTAAAGACCATACATCACCTTCTGATGTGATTACATAATGTTCATATCCTTCTATTTGTAACCCTAATTCTTTTTTACTCATCTTTTAATTCTTTTAAATATTCTACGACTTGTTTCCTAATGTAAGATTTAAGAGGGTTTTTGAAGCGGAAACTATTTCTTCTTACCCACAACCATTTAAATCCTTTAAACGTAATGTACCCTAACGAGAGAGAACCTATTACTGCTAATGTTAATTCTATATTATTCATCTTTTTTATATTTGTCTTTGTTAAACGTAATTTGCATATTCTTTTTTATTAATTTAATATCTTTAGAAATATGCGTTCTATTGATATTGTATTTTTTAGACATCTTTCTTTGAGATGTACCATTAATAAAATGTTGAGTTGCTAACTCTTTCTGATAAAAAGGTAACTTACCTATGTATATCTTCACATCTGTTGCAAAAGTATCTACATCTACTTTAGGTTCTGTATCTACTTTTATATGTTGATGTCTATCTTCTAAGGGTTGTAAGTGATTAGATTTTCTATACTTTAAGTGAAACGGTGATGTAGATGAGTTATACTGTATATAAGCCATCTTAATCAAATAATGTTGTACTTTACCATCAAGTAATAGTTTGTGGGTATAATCATTACCCTTTTCCAATAAAGATAAAACACAGTCTGATATTAAATCATCTGTATTAGGATGATTTCTTGTTACTGCCTTTATCTTCCTTTTAATCTCACCGAAGTGGATTTGAATGTAATTGTTTATGTTCATTAATACTCCTTTGTAAATATAAATATAAGAAAAAAAAGTTTTCATAAAAAAAATGATAAAAAAAAACCAGCTACATATTGTAACTGGTTCTAAATTAACAAATATTATTATAAAATGACTTTATATTAATAAGTATAAAAAATATTGTTTTATCCTTCTCTCCATTCTAGGGCTTTATCTTTACGGTCTTGCCAATCGGGTATGCAAGTAAGGCAGTTCCCATCACACTTGTTCGTTATATCATCGTGAGTACATTGACAATCCTCATGACAATCATATCTGTTATCTATTTTATCACTCATAGTTTATTCCCTTAATCTATATTCACCTAGTTCAGTATTAACTGCAGAACCACTCGTTACACTTGCAAGTGAATCAGCTACTGTTTTAGCTTGTGATGGTGCATCTGAAGTTTGTCCTTTATTCTCATATGCAAATACACCATTTAATTGTGAAGTAATTGTATCTCCACTTGTTTGTACTTTGTTTTCTTCTCTAATAACATAACTAACATTAGCTTGATTTGTTTTAGATGCATCATTCCTTTTACCTAAGACATCAAGTGGTTGTCCATATGGTTGAGCTGTTATAGTATTTAATTCTTCTTGTGAAAGAGATGAAGTAAAATAAGCTATCTCACTAAATGAACCACTATCTACACCTGTTCTCTGTACTCTTGGTGAATATCCATGTCCTATTTTTACATCTTCACCTGTTGGACAAGTATCACACAACCATTTTTTATTACCAACAGTATAACCACTTCTATCTTCAAAAGTAGCTGTCATTGTTTCTCCATTAAGAGATGCTAAGAATGTACCAATTCCAGCTGGTTCATCTTTCTTAAATGTTAGAGCAATCCTAACAGGTTCAGGATTATCCCAATCATAGAGACCTTCACCTGATGCCCAATTACTACCACTATTTAACCAACATAATCCATCAAACTGACCTGAACTTCTTCCTCTTAATGATATAAAGAATCCTCCTTTTGGTGTACCAACAGTATTATCTAACATAGTATAGTTACTACCTCCACCAATTTGTGTATTATCATCACCTGCAATATAAAACTGCCACCAAGCAGCTGAACTATTAGCTCTCTCATGTGACCAGAACAACCATTTAGTTTCTGCACCATATGGTGATTTAGTATCAGGAGCATTTGGAAAAGCTTGTACTGCAATAGTACCAGGAAAACAGTTACTACCTATTGAGTAGAAATCTGTATCAGGTATACCAATACCCATTGCTTTAACTGATGTATCGGTTGAGTAATCTGAGTTATCAAACCTATCTACTTCTATTTGTGTATTTTTATTATACGCTAATGGTGTAAACATATTAACTAAAGTTGTTTATAAATGTTCCATATAATGAACTACCGAATCTTGTGAATGATAAAATATCTTCAGAGTTTATAAGTGGTGTTGGTTGATATTCATATCCTCCACCGAACTTAAAGTCATTTGAGAATGATATCGAACCTGTATTACCACTAGATGGTTGTTTCACTAATAAGTTTAATGATTGTGCCGTTTCTCCAAATTGTGTTACATCGATATGAGTATCAGCAGATGATACAAGTTGTACAGTATATGTATTTGAATCTCTTAAATCAATTGATGCAGTGTTTGATGAAATTGTTAAATCTTTGTTTTGTCCACCAATTGCTTTACTTACACTAAATGAACCACTTACTTGTAAATCATTTGAAGTTGCATAGTATGAACCTGTTTCTATAAAGATACCACCCGCTACACCTGTTAAGTTAGAACCATCACCAACGAATGTTGATGCAGATATAAATGATGATGCACTTATACTATTTACAAAGGTATCCCCTTTGATAGTAAGATTCTGTGCTTGTATATCATTAGATGAACTAATAGGACCTCTTGGATTGAAATCATTAGTTGTTATTGTTAATCCACCTAAAACAACATCTGAATTAAATGTAGTAAATCCATTTGCATTTATATCATTATCAAATGTTGATACTTCTTTAAACGTAGCTGATTGTGAAACTACAAGTGGTGTTAATATTGTTACTGTGTTATCTGTATAGGTATTTTTATCTTGGAATCCTATTACTGTTGTATATGAGTTACCTCCATCAGCGTTGTTCATAATACCACAACCTTCCCAATCACCAGAGTAGTTAGAGGATTGTCCTACTATACCAAACTCATGGTCATCACCACTATTATAGATTGTTGAATATCCACCAAAGAATCCTGAACCATTAAATTGTCTAGTACCATCAGTTGTAGCAGTTAATGTTCCTGTTCCTACTACACTTCTTCTAGCACCACTACCTGTTACTTCAAGGAATTGCCAGTTTGCAGTTCCAACTGATACATAGTTGAAAAACTTTACTCCAAGTCCACTACCATTATCTAAAATAGTAGAGTTTACTAATTTACCAGTACCATCTAGTGATTTTGGTAATACGTTTGTAAAGAAAGTTCCTTCTGAACCTTTAGTACCTTCAGGACCAACCAATATGTTTGAAGAGTTTCCACCTTCATCTACTGTTATCCATTTATCATTATCACCATCCCATTCAAATGAAGCAGTTGATGCTGAACCTGTATCTTCTATTTTAATACCTGCATATCTTTGTGTAGGTGTATCAGCATTTAATACAATAAATGCATCACCTATAATTTTAGCTGAACCAGTTATTGATTGTAAATAACCAAATGAACCTGTACCACTTACTGCAATGTTATTAAAGTTTTGTGTTCCTGTAAATGTGTTATCTTTATTTATGTATGCTATATTAGGGTCAGTTACTTTTGAAGAACTTATAGCATTAGAAGCTGATACTGCATTTGTTGCATTAGTTGCAAGAGTAGCTAAATCAGCTAGTTCTGCATGAGATGCAGATGTTGCGTTTACTACATTGTTTACTGTTAATCCAAATGTAGAACCATCTCCTTTAGTAAATGTAGAAGTTGCATTGGTAACAGAACCAGTAATTACAAATGAGCCTGTATCTATTGTGGTTAATGGAATACTATTAGTGTATGTACTACCATCACCCTTAGTAAACGTTTGTAATCTTGTACTATTATTAAATGATGAGGTTACAAGTAAACTACCTGTATCAGTACTTCCACCACTTCCTGCTGGTATATTAACATCAAACGTACTTGCATCACCTTTAGTAAAGGTCATATCTCTAGTTGAGTTATTAAAAGATGCAGTTGTTAGAAGTGAGCCTGTATCTGTTGAACCTCCACCACCAGAGATACCTGTAAGGTTACTACCATCACCATAGTAAGTAGAAGATGATATTGAACCTGTTACCTTTAGTTCATCTACTAAAGAACCAGTTCCATCAACTAGAAAATTACTATCATTCTTTTGTAGTAACTGTTGAAATGAAGCCGATATTGGTTGATTTGTTAAGTTATAGTTTGCCATGTTAATTAATCTCTTTTTTTATTGTGGTAAATAACTGTATCTTGAATTTGTTACTTTTATTCCCAATTGTTCTATATTATCTCTAATCCCATTTCTAAATACTATTGGAGATTTAAATTGTGTTCCTTCATCAGGAAATATGTCATCATTTGATTCTGTTCCATATTCTGAAAATAAACTATTGTTAAAACATAAATAATCTACCAATCTTTCACTAAAATATTCAGCCTTATTCTTTACTGAACGTCTTTTCTTATCATATACTATCATATCAACAGATAAAGCGTTATCACCTCCTTGTGGTTGTAATAACCCATTATTTCTTGGTCTTAAATATATTGATTCTAATGATTCATAATATGACCAGTAAAGTAATGCATCTTGTACATAATCATCTACAAGAGATTTATAATTACCTGTCAAAGTTCCTGCATCAACATCATCTATTATCTTATCATATAATTTTGTTCCTAGTAATCTAGTTATATGAATAATTTGTGCCTCTCTAATTGTTGATTTAATTAGGGAAGGGTCTAAATTATTATTTATATCTGTAAATGCTTTTACTTTAGCTTCTGATATTAGTAATGTGTTTTGCATTATATTATTCCTTCGTTTTTAGGTTTCTCTTGTATGTTAACTATATTTTCTTCTATACCATCTTCTAGTATCTCACCTGAACCACTTTCTTCATCTACTGATGTTACTACTTCTGTTTCATCACCATCTTCAAATATTCTTGTAGTTTCTACACCAAGGGTTATATCTAATCCATTTACTTTAAATATATCTGTAAATACTGACAATATGTCAGATTGTATTGGTTCTATTACTGTTTTTTGGAAATGTGCATAAGCTTCTAACATCTCTGTTCTACCACCTAACTGACCTTCTGTTTTAATTCCTAAAATCATAGGAGATGTAATCCTATGAGATGTAAGTATCTTTTGAGTGACCATATCATTAACAGTAGTGTAATAACCATCAGCACCATTTTGTGGTATTGGTGTGATGACTGGTGCCTCTTCTTTGTTTGCAACATCCATATAAATAAGAGAACCAGCATTATCACTTCCTGCATATGCTTCTCTTAATTGTTGTTCTATTACTCCTCGTTCTTCATTATCAGCATTTGTAAATGTTGTAATTGAAAGGGACGGAGCTAATCCATTCTTAATATTGTTTTTATGAAAATTATCTATTTCTGCATCAAGTGCTATAATGTTAAGACCTGAATTATAATCCGGTAGAGGATAATACCTCATACCTGGTTCATAGTTTCCAGCATAGATAATTTGTGATGGAGATGTTCTATCTAACTTATTAAACCTAGGTATATAAGTTAAATCTTCTTTTGGTACTCTTAATCTCCCTTTGTTTTGGAATGCAGATGAAATATAATATCCTGGTACAATTCCTCTAGCATTCATCTTATGTGCTCTTACATAAGAAAAATCTATATGATATACCTCTGCT